GCCACTCAGACCAATTAGTAGTTAGAAAACTTTAGAAGCTCTAACTCATTTGCCTCCTTAGCTTAGCTGGTAAAGCAACTCACTTGTTTGTAAATTTTAAGCAGGAATGAGGTACTATATGAATGATACGAAAGCAAAAGGTTTGGTAACAGAATTGCAATGCCAGACTTATTTTACAAAGTTAGGATATAATGTTTTAGTTCCATTAGGAGAAGATTGTCGTTATGATATGATAGTGGATTTAGATGGAATATTAGAAAGAATACAAGTAAAGACATGTCGTTTAAACAAAAATAATACTGGTATTAAATTTTCTACAGAAAGTACAAGAGTTAATTCAAAAGAAAATATTCGCAAAAAATATTCAAAGGCTGAAATAGATTATTTTGCAACATTTTATAATGAAAAGTGCTATTTAGTCAAAGTAGAGGAATGTTCTAGTGAAAAAACCTTATTTTTTGAAAACAAAAATATTATTTGCCAATCTCCAACTTGTTTTATTGAAGATTATGAAGCAGATAAACAAATTCAGAAAATTTTAAATGGAGAGGAAGATATTCCTTTAGAAGAAAGGAAGATTTATCAGTATGATTTAAGAAATAATTTAATAGCTTCTTACTCATCTGTAAGGGAAGCTGCAAAATCATTAGGAGATGTCCATAAGAGTGGTCATATTAGTCAGGTAATAAGACGAATTAGAAAAACTGCGTATGGCTATAAATGGACAGACACACTAATAAAGTCTTAAAACATTATAATCAAATGAGTAGACCGTCTGTTCAAGTCAGACAGGAGGCTCCATGTAAATTTATTATAGAAAGGATAATTATATGAATAGTAAGTATTTACAGAAAACAAATGAAAAGATATTAGATTATGCTATGCGTTTAATTGAAATAAAAAAAGAAGAGAAACCAGATGATTTAGATTGGCAAGATATAGTAGACTTATTAGGATTAGACCTAAATAAGGATAGTTTAAGAAAAAGTCAAGATACAGAATTTGGTGGTATAGCAGTCTATAAAAAGATGAAAGAAGAGTTATTAAATAAAGAGCCAGTAGACTATCAAGAAGAAGTAAGAATACAATTAGAAGAATTAAAGAAAGAAAGAGTAAAATTGTCGGATGAAAGAGCTTCTTTAAATAGGAGATTAAGAGAAAAAGCTAGACAAGAAAATCTTTGTGAATTAGCAAAAGATTATGCAAAGGAAGCGGCTACAGTAAGTCCTTTTTCTGAATATCCTGCAATACAGCATAATGGTAGTCAAAAATCAGCAATTCTTACATTGAGTGATTTTCATTATGGCTTAGTTATAGAAGAATTTAACAATGAATATAACCCAATAATTTTTAGTGAAAGAATTACGCAATTATATAGAAAAGTATGTAATTACATTGACCTAAACAATGTAGAGAATTTATATGTATTAGGTCTTGGCGATTATCTTAGTGGTATAATTCATACTACTATTAGGATAGAAAATAGAGAAAGCATTATAAAACAAGTAATGGATATTTCTGAAATGTTAGCAAAACTATTATATGAGTTTTCTAAGTATTGTAATGTTTATTATTATGATGTAAGTGATAATCATGGAAGGGTATTTTCAAATAAAGATGAGAACTTAAATAATGAAAATTTTTCTTTATTTGTAAAATGGTATCTAAAGGCTAGATTTGAAGGACATGACAGAGTATTTATTTGTGAAAATGAAATAAATGAAGAAATAGGTTTAGTTACAATATATGGAAGAAATTATGGTTTTACACATGGACATAGAGATAAAATAAGTGATATAGTACAAAATATGAGCTTAATGACTAAAAAGTTTTTTGATGCTATATTTATAGCACATTCTCATCATTTTGAAGCTAATGAAGTTCATGGTACTTATGTTTATATGAATGGGACTTTATCAGGCACAGATGCTTATGCAAATAACGCAAGAAGAACTAGTAATCCATCTCAAAATTTATTTATTATAAATGAAAAAGATGGAATAGAATGTCAATATTTGATTAGGTTATAAGAATTTGAGGAGTGATAAAGAATGAAAAAGAGACCACGAGGGATAATAAGGCAAGCAGTATATGTAATTATTTGTTTAGCAATTATTATTTCAAGTATGGTAATATTTATACCACAAGAAAAATGGCAAAGTAATCAATATTCAATCAGTCAAAGTGCTGAAGAAGGGGTAGCCCCCATAAAATATAGAGAAGCTTTAGAAATAGCTAATGTTGATAACAGACCAACTGTTACTAGCAGAGGGAATATCAACAGAACTCAGCCTATAGAGTATACACTTTATGATTTAAAGTTAAATGATAAGGTTATTTTAACATTTGATAAGATACAAGATGCAAAAGAATGTAAAAATGAAATTTTAGAAAAAACTATAGAACTAGATTTTGAGATAGAAGAAAGAAAATCTTATACAAATGACATATCTACAGAAGCTGAAATAGAAGAGCAAAAAACTGACATAATAAAAGAATATAAAAAGCCAGAAACCTTTTATCCTACAGTAAGTACTTATATTAGTTCTTATTATGGAAACAGGTCTATGGGATGGCACTCTGGAATAGATATAGCTGGTAGTTATGCTGACCCAATATATGCGTATAAAGATGGTGAAGTAATTTCAGCTTGTTATTCAGGTGGTTATGGAAATATGATATTAGTACAACATAAAGATGGAACAGAAACACGCTATGCACATTTAAGTTCTATACTGGTTTCAGTAGGAGAATATGTATATGGTGGTGAAAAGATAGGGTTGATGGGTTCAACAGGAAATTCTACTGGTAATCATTTACATTTTGAAATGATTATCAATAATGAAACGGTTAATCCTTATAATTATATCTTTTAATAGAAAGAGTTATATCGTAAGATATAGCTCTCTTTTTGTTATAGAAAATAATTATATGAATGAGTTATAAGAATTTTCTTGAGAAATTATCTCCCCAGATAATAAGGTATAATATAGAAAGGGTGGATATAGATTGGCAAGAAAAGCAACAACAACTACAAAGAAAAGAAAGACAAAGAAAAAGACAGATGATACGCTTGTACAATGTACTGCTTGTGGAAAATTTAAACCTAAAAGTGATTTTTACATAAGTTATAATGAAATGCACTCTGCAAATGGTGTTTTACCTTATTGTAAAGTGTGTATAAAAAAAATGTGCAATGACAAGTTTGGAAATATAGATAAAGAGAAGACATTAAAAGTTCTAAGAACTATTGATAGACCATATATTCATAATATGTGGTTAAAAGCAATAGATAGAGAAAGTGATAATAAAATAGGAACATATTTAAGGTTGATTAACTTACAACAATATAGAGATTTAAAATGGAAAGATGGAGACCTAAATATGTTAGATGCACCAGATGATATAAAACCAGCATTAACAGACATAAAGAATGTAGAACCTATAAAAACAGAAATAGAAAAATTTAAGGATTTTAAAGTTACAGATGAAATAATTAAATTGTTTGGAAATGGTTATACAGATGAAGAATATTTTCATATGTGGAATAAGTATGAGTTTTTAAGTGCTAACTATACCGAGCAAACTAATATGCACACAGAAGCTCTAGTAACTTATATTAGATATAAAGTAAAAGAAGAAATGGCTATTGCTAATGATAAAGCTAATGATGCAAAGACATGGGGAGAATTAGCAATGAAACAAGCTGAAAAAGCAAAAATTAACCCAAATCAATTTAGTAAGGCTGATTTACAAGGTGGCTTAACTACTATTGGAGAAATTGCACAAGCTGTTGAGCAAGAGCAAGATATAATTAAAATATTGCCTAAATTTAGATACAGACCTAATGATGCTGTAGACTTTTGTATTTGGAACTATATAAATTATGCTAGAGACCTAGAAGGAAAACCATTGATTGAATATTCAGATGTATATAAGTTTTATGATAAAATGAAAGAAAATTATTTAGTAGAAACAGGAGATGCTTATGGCATTTTTGAAGGCGACCCTACATTACATAACAGAGAGAAGATAGAAAAATTTATAGAGCTGCCTGAAGAATATGAGAGTGATGAGGAATAATGGCATACATTAAGAATTTTGAAAAACCTGAAACAAAACATCAACGAGATGTTAATACAGCTAAAGATAATCATAATCCTTGGGATAATCCAACAGTAAAACCTGTTAAAAGTTCACAGACAGATTTCTTTCATAAACACATACAGCAATATTCTGATTTAATAAGCTGGGCTAGATGGTACCCAGATTTATTTTTAGACCTTTTAAAACCCGAAACAGGTGGAATAAACTTACATTTTGACCAAAGGGTATTTTTAAGATGTATTTTAAGATTTTTTAGCATATATGGAGTTTTCCCTAGAGGTTGGTCTAAAACATGGGGAGAAGTTATATCTATGTTTATTATAGCAATTTTATATCCAGGCATTACAATGTCTTTAACAGCTCAAACAAAGGCTAATGCAGCTGAATTATTGAAAGATAAATATGATGAAATAACAAGGCAATTTCCTTTATTAAAGAATGAAATGTACAAACCAAGAGTAGCAAAGGATGATTTTGAATTAACTTTTGTTAATGGTTCAAGAATAGATGTCTTAGCTAACGCACAAACAAGTAAAGGACAAAGAAGAAATAGAATACAAATAGAAGAAAGTGCATTATTGGATGCTGAAGTATTTGATGATGCTTTAAAACCTATTGTAGAAATAGGAAGAACAACGAAAGGTAAATTAGGAATTATAGACCCTTTAGAGTTAAATCAACAAATCAATTTCTTTACTACTTCAGGCTTTAGGGGTTCTGATGAGTGGGTAAGAAGTGTACAAATGTACAGAGATATGTTAGACTGTAAAGGAGAAATAGTTCTAGGTGCTGGCTGGATGCTAGCATGTTGGATGGGAAGAGGTTCTCGTAAAGACCAGATACTAAAGAAAAAAAGAGATATGACCTCTGTTTCATTTGCAAGAAACTATGAAGAAAAATGGGTTGGTGCTGTTGATAATCAATTAGTAGATATAAAAAGTTTATTAAAGATTAGAACATTAACAGAACCTGTTTATAATAATGCAGATGGCAAGAGAGAAATAATATTGGGTGTCGATGTAGCTAGGTCTGCAAACACCAACAATAATAAAACCATTATTAGTGTATTAGAATTACATCATGCAAACAATGGACTTATAAGGCAAATGGATTTAATAAATATGTATTTAGTAACAAATCAACTTAACTTTACAGTTCAAGCTTGTTTAGTAAAACAAATACAGCAACAATATAAAGCAAAAGTAATTGTTGTCGACACTAATGGTCTAGGAAAAGGATTATTAGATGAATTGCTTAAACCTAATGTAGATATTCAAACTGGTGATACTTATCCAGCATGGGACACTATAAATGGAGAAATAAAATCTGATTATAAGGATGCTATTGAACTTGTATTTGCATTAAATTCTCAAGAAAGAGATATAAAGACAGGAGGAAGAATTAACAATAGTGTTATTGTTAACTTTATAGCCTGTGTAGAAGGACAGAAGATTAGATTACTAGAAGAAAGAAGAGATAATGAATTTGATATAACTGATATACAAGAATATTTAAAATTTGCACCTTATGAACAAACAAATGCACTAGTAGAGGAAATTGCTAATTTAAAAATAAAACATCTTACTAATGGTGAAGTAACAGTAGAGAGAGTTTTAAATAAAATAGATAAGGATAGATATTCAAGTCTAGCTTATGCTTTATGGTGGGCTATGACTTTTGATAATACTTTAAAGACTGATGATAGAGATTTAGTTAGAACTATAGCAAAAATGAATAGTTTGGGTACTAGAAACAGTAGTTCTCTATCTAATATATTTAAGTAATGAAAGAAGGGGGTGTACAAGTGAGTAATAGTAAAAAACAGACACCAAAAACTAAACCAGCAACCCCAGAGCAATTAGAAACAATAAATGATTTTGTTGTTAGATATTCATCAGAGTTAAGCAAACAATTAAGACAGTTAGATTTAGTAACTCAGGTTTCAAGTAATAAAGGAATGTATAACCCTTTATTATCAGAAGAGTATGTAAATCAAATTAACTTTAACCCAACTATAGCAACATCTAATGAAATTCAAAAATGGTTAATGTCGCCACAATATAATGATATGAACATAAGACATTTAAGTCAATATTTGGAAAACGCAGTTGGGCAATATGGTAGAGCAATTTGGTTTTTAAATACAGAGAAATCCTTTAATTATATATTGAAGCCAGCTGATACAAATGTAAAAGATTTAATAGATAGCAAAGAGTATATAAATAGTTATAATACTTGTTTGAATACTTTAAGAAAAATGAATATCAAATATCAATTCCCAAAAATGGATTTACAAGTAATGGAAGATGGAGTTGGTTTTTATTTAATAAAAGAAACAGAAGACACAATAACATTTTTACAATTACCAACAGATTATTGTTATATTACTGCCCCTTGGACTTTTGGATGGTTATTTGCAATAGATTTAACATTCTTTGATAGAATGATAGGCTTTCCAGAGGTTTTACCAGAGTTGACAGAAGCATATAAATTATTTGTTCAAAAAAGGTTAGAAGGTTTTGCAGGTGAAGATTTAGCACCATTTCAATATTATAATTTACCACCTGAGAAATCTTTCTGTTTAACTTTTAATCCAAATAGGGCTGATAAAATACCACCTTTAACAGGTGCTATGGGTGCTTCTTTAGATGTATTAAGTTATAGAGATTTATTAAAAAAGAAATCTGTGTTAGATTTATGGAAGTTAATCTCTATGAAAATACCTATTGATAAGACAACAGGTAAAATGCAAATAGATTATAATGTTGCAACAGAGCTTATTGCTATGATAAAACAACAAATGCCAGAGAATATAGTTGCATTTGCAACACCTTTTGATGCTCAAGAGGTAGCTGCAAATCAGGTTAATACTATGGATAAGTTAGTAGATTTAGGTGACAATAATGTTTTTAGTGCACTTGGAATGGGTGCTGCTATGTTTGGAAAAGACAATAAAAATGCTGGACAATTAAAAATTTCTGCCCAAGTATCTTTTGATTATGCTTCCACACATATGTATTCTCAATTTGCTAATTTAGTAAATTGGATATTGGCACAAAAAACTAGAACTTATAAGTGGAAGGTTTCATTCTTTGGTAATAAGTTAGATAAAGATAAAGAAATAGATAATGCTCTAAAATTAACAACTACAACAAACTTTCCTGTTGAATTTCTAATGGCTAATGTTGGTTTTGAACCATTTGAAGTTGATGGTTTTGTAAGGCTAGCAGATAAATTAGATTTAAAATCAAAATTAAAACCACTTCAATCTATGAATACTATGTCTAATAAGATAGGTAGTGAAGGTGGCAGACCACAAAAAGATGTGGGAGATATGCAAGAAAGTGGAGAAAAGAGCAGAGAATATAAAGATAATAGGGTAGGTGAATAATTGAAATGTTTATAGAAAATATAAATGAATTAGAGGGTGTAAAAAAATATATATGTGGCTCACCTAATCTTTGTAAATTTTTAGAACAAAATGGTTTAAAGTATGTATATTCTTACCAATTAAGCAAGGCAAGAAACAATCGTACAAT